AGCGCACGCGAGACCGATTACGTACCCGTGTTCCACAAATGATTTTGTGAAACCAATTCCGCTGGCGTTCGACGTCGAGAACGCGCCTAGTTGGGCAAACAAGTTTGTTGAGGCTGTCGGTGTAGTTTGCGCCACCGGGTGAGCTGAAATCCGAGATGTTCCGCCGCCGAGATACTCTGGTCTTTGTAATGTTGAATCTCCATTAAAGACGTTAAAGTGTGCCATCAGGATCTCGGTATAACGAGTCCCGCCTCTTTGATCGAGCTCCAAGAGGCTTTGTACCTGAATGGCTTGTCGAAGTTGATTTATTGTAGCAGCGGTGGCCGCAGAGAGATCGGCGTGAATGTTAGGAAAACCTGTAGAGCCCGCTTGTTCCACGTAGAATTGATCGCCTGTTCCAGGACTCGTTGGAACAACAAGTTTAGCGGATGCATAAACTGAGGTGGTGCCGTCTGACTCATAAGCGGTAACTCCGGATTCGGCATAGCTTGTGTTTGTCCGGGCGCCGATTCCAAGAACTGGCGCGCTCGTTCCGAGAGGTAAAGTGACAGCGGTTCCTTTCTGGGGGCTTGGCTGAGCGCTTGTGAAGTAGTCATGTCGCTTGTTTCTTTTTAATAATGTGTAATCGGCGATTTGGTCAGGACCGTCATCCATATTCTCGATGACGGAATTTTGAAGATTTTGATCCCTGAACCAGGCGTTCCAGATTTTATTGTATGCGCGTAGGGGAAGCGTGTTCCCCAAAGTCCAAGCGCCAGTAACATCTGTAGGGAGACCCATTTTGTCGTAAATGGTACCGACTTCCGGACCGCCTGCGGGGAAAGCGTCAAGGGAAGGAAGTACATAGGAAATTGAATCCCCAGGGTTTGCTTGGTATCCACAAAATTTCTCCCAATTGTTCCAAAGAAGACGATTAGGTACGAAGAAAAAGAAATAATCTATGTAAACGTTGTCCATGATGGGTACAATTTGAGTCGCGAGGCGTGCGAACATGCTCATTCTAACATTCGCTGTATCGCCTGGAAGTACTTCGTCTACGAAGATAGGTACTAAGTAATCAAAATTAAAAGTATCTTTAACTGGGAAGCTTCTATCGAATTGGCTTCTCGCCATTCGTACATCAGGGATTTGTGCGAAGCTATGTTGTGAGTTCCTATTGCCTAAATTCATAATTTTAGTCTTTCGTTAAGTTGTTTTAATTTTTCTTCACTTATTATTTTTCTTATTTCTTTTTCTGTTCTGGGTCTTGAGTGACCAGTTTCTAGTCTCCGCATTGCGCGGTCAACCCATTCTTGTTTAGTTGCTTCGGATTTAACGCTGGCTGTTTCAGTAATTTTTGATTTTACCTCTGTAACATAACGCCACCAGTATTCTGGATGTTTATCCTTCAGCCATTTTTCGTAGTATCTGGGGATTGATGTTTCGGTTCCGTCTCTGAGGATGCATTTTCCATAGGAAAAGACATCTGTGAAATACATCTCGAGCCACTTTTTGCCGATAGCATGCTTGCTCGATTTTTTAGATATTGGACTGAAGTCGTGAGTTCCGTCTCGTCCATGTACCAACTTTTTGGCGGCATACCTGGCACAGTATCCTGCGGACTCGAAGGTAACTGAGCCAAGCTCTGCGTGGCCTTTTCCCCAAACTCGTTCCAGAGTTTGTGACTTGTAGATCTCGTCGCCTCGCTCATTTGTTCGGAAGAGTTTTTTATCAGAAGGTTCCCAATTGAACACAATAGCGTGCCAATGCGGTCTCTTAGTTTTATCACCATATTCTCCTGTTACGAAGAACCCGATGGGTTCGTTTTGTAGTTTCCTGAGCCTCTTCATGAATTTCTGGAAATCTGAATACACGAGCTTTTCGCTCTTTAGGTGCTCATCTGAATAGGTGAGTGTAATGAAAGCGTTCTTTTCGTACATTTGGGCTTCATGAATGCACCGAACCGCCCATTGCCGGGCGTATTCGAGCCTGCATTCAATGCATTTTCCACACGGAAGTTGAAAAAGAGCATATTCCATGCAATGAGTTTTAGGGGACCAAGACAAGGTGGTCCCGTCGGCTTTAAAGCCGACAGTATATGGGGATGTACAGCGCACTTGTGCGTCCCTTTTTTTATAATCTTATGCCACCGCGCATTTTTCTAGGATTTAAGCGATTCAATTTATGAACGCCCGTATTTTTTTTGAAAGTACGGCGGCTCTTGGTTTTTGATAATTGTTTACGTTTCATTGTTCTGACACCCCCTGTTTGACACAGTGTAGGGTGTCAGTGGGCCTAATTACAACAAGGAGATTAATTAGGCCCAGTCTTGACAAGCTGCACAGCTTTTACAATATGCTGTGGGCTGTCAAGCGCGAGGATCTTCCCTGAGTCGTTATCGTAACTACCGACATAGTAGAGGTCAAAATCCTCTGGAAACTTGTTTACGGTGCTCTGTGGATCGTTTGCGAGGGTAGTAAATTCCCTCTCGGCTTCGCCGTGTGTACGTTTGTAGAAAGGTGAGCCGAATACTTCGGCTTTTGAGTCTCTCACCGAGTACATCTTATGTTCCATTATTTGCTCCTTTTGTAGCAATGTGCGCACCAAAGTGCGTTATTAACTTTTCTGATTTGATACCATTCGCCACAGATGTGGCATGTTTTTTTGATTCGTTTAACAAGTTGTTTAAGTTTTTTCTTTTGCTTCTCACGGAAGCGTTTTTGTTTTTGTGCATTAGTTAAAGGCATCGCTCCCTTTCGGTCGGTTCCTTGGTTACGTAACCAAGGCTTTTACTTTTGTATATATTTATTTTTTGTTTAGCTAGTTGCGTAAGGGAGAGGACTCCGTCCTACCTCCCTAACACCCACTCCTACCCTAAACGGGGGTAGTGGCATCACTGCCCAAACGTAACCGTTTGGGTGAGTATATTTTTACCTCGCCTGTGTGTAGAGGCTTCGGTTTTGCGGCGGTTAGAGAACTAACCGTCCGCGCTGACAGAAGTCAGTCACTCGTCGTTTGCTACGGGCTGTACTGTATTAGTATTTTTTTTTGTTTTAGTTTTTGGTTCGTTTGTCTGAGTTTGTTCGTTTGTTTTGAAGTTTGATATTTTATCTTTATCTAGTAGCCCTAGTTTGAGTGCCTCCTCGTAGTTTTTGTTATCTTGTAAGAAGTTGAGTAGTTCTCCGGGGTCGTTTTTAAACCGTAACCGGAGTTCTGCTGGTAGAAGTTCAAATGCAGACCGGGCGTATGCCACGGTATCTTGCATTGAGTGGAAATCTGTAATTTCTGTAAAGTCGGCATAGTTGCCTCTGAATTGGGCTAAGTGGGTTACTTGCCCTGTTTTATGATATTTTTCCATAATGTTATTGATATCGCATTCGGGTCCGAATTGCTGCTGGGTTTTGGATGGTTCTTCGTTGATAGTTTGGATGCGAACGGTACCGTTCGCTCGAGTGGTTATATATTGTGATGGATCTTTTTTCATATGACCTCCTAAGGTCGGTTTGGAATTAAAGTCTTACCTTTAAATTGATTTAATTGATTTTGTCTAAGTCCTTGCGGGCTGTTCGCATTTTGAATTTGTTGGGCTTTGCCTTTCATAAAGTTCCAAATGACATTTTTGCCTTCGGCTTCCGGAAGGCTTCGTGATTTTACGACCGTATCCATGTCGGTGTTGCGGCGTTGAGAGTTTTTAAGGTCTATTTCTGCCGCTGATTGCTTTTGTTGCATTGCTAATTGCTGGGACTGGATTATCTGGGTCGGTAGCTGATCGACCGGATTTTCCATCTGTGCCGCTCCTTGAGTCGCTGATGCACCTGATGGCGTGCTGGCTCCGCCAGGTAAAGCCATAATAGGATTGAGACTTGCTGCTTTTAAATCGGCGACCGCTCGTTGCATCGCTGTGGAAGACATGCGTTCTTGAAACGCCATTTGTTCTCTGGCGGACCCGATCATAGCTGCGTTGGCTTCGGCTTGGAGTCTTGCGTTTTCTGAGTTTTGCCAGAGGGCGCCGCCTGCATAAGAGGCAATCCCTCCGATCGCTCCAAGTCCGGGGATCCCGCCAACGGCGAGACCTGGTGCTACGGACTCGAATAGACCCATTAAAACCGTCCTAACGAGACCGGTACTGAATAAGTGCTCATGGGTCTTGCGTGTTTATAATTATAAAACGCATCAAAAAGAATTTGAGGTGCGGAGCTAGATGCAAGGGCTCGGGTGATCGGT